TGCGCACCGTCGAGCCGCATCACGACGGCTGTCCCCATTGGCACCTTTTGCTGTTCATGGAGCCGGAAAACGAGCCGGCAATTACCGAGACCCTGCGCGCCTATGCCGAGGAAGATTCACCGGGCGAGCTGATCGGCCGCCGCGGCGAAAAGACCAGCGCACGATTCAAGCCGGAACACATCGACCCGGCCAAGGGCTCGGCGGTCGCCTATATCGCCAAGTACATCGCCAAGAACATCAACGGCAGCCAGCCAGTACGGGCCGGCGTCGACGGTGACCACCTGGACAAATACGGACACGACCTGACCCAAGCAGCACCACGCATTGAGGCGTGGGCGGCTACCTGGGGTATCCGTCAGTTTCAGTTTTTTGGCCTGCCCAGCGTCACCGTGTGGCGCGAGGTGCGCCGCATGCGAGAGGCGGATATCCAGGCATGGGAATCGGCTACGCGCCCCGATCCAGAGGCGTCCGCCATCCTGCACGACCTTCACGCCGCCGCCACCGGCAACCGCTGGCGGGGTTTTGTCGACCTCATGGGCGGGCCAATGGCGCCGCGCAACGCCCAGCCGGTGCGCCCCTGGCGGATCGTCCGGCAGGACGCCGCTGGAACGTTGGCCGACGAACAGACGGGCGAGGTGACATTTGACCAGCTAGGCCGCTATGGGGAGCCCGTCGCGGCGACCTGGGGGCTGGTGGTCACAAGTGCCACCGGCGAAGCCGAGTACCTGACCCGCCGTTATGCCTGGAATATCGAGCGCAAGGGCGCCAAGGCCAAGGCCCAGCGCGCCCCCGAGGCCGGCGAGGCGCCTAGCGCCATCGTGCTGGATCGTATCCGCCTGGAGCGCGAAGCGCGCCGCATCAAGCCGGGCCGCTTCCATGGGTTGCGGTTTTTGGGGTGGAAGTTGGGTTTCGGGCGCTTCGCGCCCGCTGGGACTGGTGTCATTAACTGCACGCAAGGACACCAGACCCCCCGCGATAGCGGGCAGGAAAAACCGGATAGAGGCCGCTACGGGGTGCCGGTTTCTGATTCGTTCCTGGCCTGGAACAAATACACCACCGAGAAAGCCGCCAGGGCAGAAGCCGCCGAAGGCGTTAGGCGGCGCATTGCACGCGAAGCACGCCGGGAGCGGCTGGCAGAGGTACGCCAGGCCATCGCCGGATGGCTGCTGGACGGAGAAATGACACACGACGAACTAACACCCGAAATGATCGAGGTACTGACCGCATGACCGATAAAGAGTTGAACGAAAAGCGAATGGCCCTGGAATTGAAGGCCGAGCGGATCGCTGGCATGTCCGCCTTCGCCGCCGCTGGTGAAATGAAAGCGGCGGGGCTGCTGGCCGCCGAGATTACCGCCGAGCTGGCCCGCCGTGAGCTGGTCCGCAACCAAGAGGGGGCCGCATGAGCAATCCCAGCCTGGGCACGATCGCGTGCCCGACCTGCAACGAGCCGGGCGCCGACGTGCGCCAGACCAAGCGGCGGGGCGCTCGATTGTATTGGCAGTGCCCCGAATGCGGCCTAAATCAGCCGACCGGGGCGAAGATTCAAGCGCAGCTTTGGCACAACACCGCATGGAAGGACGGCGCCCAGCCGATCCGACCGGGCAATGTGACCGATGCACCGGCCCCCGAGCCGAAAAAGGAAGCCGAACCGCTGGCCGAATTTGACCCGAACGAACCGGAAGAACCGACCGAGCCGCAACCGAGCGCGAAGCGTCCCGCCAAGCCGAGCCCAGGAAAGGCCGTGGGCGTGCTGCTGCTGGGCGCCCTGGGGCTGGGCGTAGTCCTGGCCGCCAACTAACCGACACATCAACCGACAGGAACCGAAACCATGACCGTAGAAGCGACTCACCAGGAAGACGCCGCAACCCAGCTCGACGCCATGGCCGAGCAGGCCGAGCGCGAAGACCAGCAGGCCCAGGCCAAGGCCGAGCAGGCAGAGGCCGAGCAGGCCGGCGAAGCCGGCGAATGGGAGGACGGCGCCGCACAGGAGGCCGCCGCGCGTCACATGGCGCAATTGGGTGTGCGGGGCGTCGAGATCGCAGCCAATCTGATCTATCCCGGTACCGGGCTGGATGCCAATAGCCGCGCCACCGGCGAGGAAGCCTTGCTGCCGGTGGCCCGCGACTTCTCAGGCGAGCTGCCCGAGTGGCTGCAACCATACGTCCATTACATCCATGCCGGCATGTGGGTAGGCGGGGTGCTGGTCGGTACCTACATGGCCAAGCGTCGCGCCGATGCAGAAGAAGCGCGCCAGGCCGAGGCCGAGCGACAGGCAGCCCAGGGGGCGGGCGATGGCGTGTAATCCAGATACCAGCCTACCCAACCGCAACCGCTTGATTCTCGCCGCCAGTGGCGGCGGGAAGTCGCAGCTAGCCCGCGAACTGGTGCCGCAAAAGGGCGTGAGGCTGTTTGGCTGGGACATAGACGAGGACCACGACGGCCACCGATTCGAGAGCAAAGCGGCATATGCCAAAGCGGCGGCCCGCGCGGTCAAGTCGGGAAAGCCTTTCCGGCTGATGTGGTCGGGTGCCGACGACATGGCCACGTTTGAGTGGTGGTGTGATCTGGTCTTCACCGCCCTGGATGGTAGCGTCTCGACCGAAGTACTGGTCGAGGAAATGGCCGACGTGTCGCCCAGCAGTGGGCGAGCGTCGCCAAACTTCGCCCGCATGGTACGCCGTGCCAGGAAATACGGTGGCCACCTGACAATGATCAGCCAGCGCGGTACCGAGATAGCGAAGACCTGTTACACCCAGGCCGCCGAGATATGGATAGGTACCCAGGAAGGCGTCGACGTGCCGCGCATGGCCAAGGCCGCGAAACTGACAGAAACCGAAATGAGCGAGATTAGGCCGCTCGATTGGGTGCGCAAGCGGGGGCCTGAGACGGCCCGATTCCGCATGAAGTTCACCGGAAACCGCCGATACCTAACCGAACTGAGCGAATAGCGATAGACGTTTGAGCGAACGGCTTTCGATCCTTGCCCCCGACGCCACCTGCATCGGGGGCTTTTTTTCGTCTGACAAACAGCAAGAGCGAATCGCCATGAATGACGCCGTTCAGAAGTACCGCGACAACGTGGACATGACCATCGTCGTGTCTACCATCACCGCCGCCATCGTTATCGGCCTGGGTGCCTACGGGCTGCGCAAGGCTGGTTTCCGTACTGCCGCCAACATCGTTAAGTAAGGAGCGACCGACATGCGCGTAACTACCAAAATGCCGTCGCTGTCCAATGTCGCCGCTGGCGGTACCGGCACCCTCAACATGCCGCCGGGTCGTACCTATGAGTTGCTGACCCTGGTCTATTCCGGCGTGACGCGGGCGCAGATGAAGAACCTGCGCATCAAAATCGACGGCAAACCCATCATGGAATTTGGCGACGGCGACGAGCTGGCCGCCGTCAATGCCTATTACGGTCGCGTCGATTCTGCCGGGTTCCTGACCATCTACTTTGTTCGTCCTGAGATGAACGAACTGAATCACCAGCGCGTGACCGGGATCGGTACCGGCGACGAGAACGGCAACGGGGCCATCGACACCCTGCAATTTGAAGTGGATATCGACGCCGCCGCCAGCTCGCCAAAGATCGAGGCGCTAGCGGTGCAGTCTGGCCCGTCGCCGCTGGGCAAAATCATCAAGGTTAAGCGCTTCACCAAGTCGAGCGCATCCGCTGGCATCTATGAGATCGACTCGATTCCCCAGGGGCCGCGCCTCATGGCGGCGCATTTCTTCAAAGCCAATGACGATATTTCGCGTCTAGAGCTTGAGCAGAACAGCCGCAAGATCATGGAGGGCTCAAAAGCGGAGCTTCAGTACCTGCAAAAGATCGGCAAGCGGGTACCGCAAACCGGCTATTTGGCCTCTGACTTCGTGCTTGAGCAGGACATCACGCAATCGGTCGTCACCGATCACAACATCATCCGAGATCAGCGCTTCCGCCTGACCCTGGACACTGCCGGCGTCGTGAAAATCCTGGTCGAGTATCTCGACAATTTCGACGGCATCTAAGAGAGGGAGCCAGCTATGGCGACCGTTTCACCGACCGCGATTGACGCGGCAAAAGAGGTGGCGGGGGGCTTTGATTTTCCAAACTTCCCCGGCATCGACAACTTCTCGCCGTTCCTGGGCGACACCCTGGGCGCGTGGCTGACCTACGAGAATATCAAGGCGCAAAAGGACGTGTCGGGGAGCGCTCAAGAGGCCACGCGAAGCGCCCCGCCGGTAACGCGCGGCAATCCGGCCAACTTCGGTACCCAGCAGGGCGGCATGTCCGGCGGTATCACTGGTACTCATTTGCTGGTCGGGGGCGTGGCGCTGGCTGCCGTGTTCCTGCTGGTCAAGTAAGGGGGTGACATGGCCGCACCAATGCCACCGCTTGACTTGAAACTGGCGCAGAGTGCCGGCCCATCGAGTGCCGCCGATACCGGCGGAACCCGAGACGTCGGCGCGATGACCGTCGGCGACTACTACGCCAGCGGTTCGAGGGTGCGCGGCAATACCGGCTGGGCGTGGCCAGAGCTGGCCGTGATGGGGGTGGCGCTGGCCGTGGGGGTATACCTGTGGCGGAAGTGAACGAGCAAGACGCCGAGATTCTGGCCCCGGCCATGGAGCGCGACGCCGCCGACATTCTCGCCGATATCCGTGCGGATCGAGCGCGGCTGCTGCGCTACCAGGACGGCAGTCGCGCCGTGGTTCGCCTGGAAGTGACCCCCACCGGGAGCCGCGAATTGGTGCTGGTGGCCGGCGCTGGCAAGGGCTATCGAGAAAAGGTCGCCGAGCTCGTCGAGTTCGCCAGCGCCCAGGGCTGGACGCTGCGCGCCCACACCAACCGGCCAGGTATCGCCCGCATCCTTGCGGGGCTGGGCTTCGTAGAGGCCGAGAGGGTCATGATTCATGAGCAATAGCAGCAGCAGCAAGACAAGCCGGACCTACAACACAACAAACGTCAGCCAGCAAGGCGAGGGCGCCAACGTCAACGGCAGGGGCAACACCACCACCGTTTACCGCGCCGACGCCATCGCGCTCGACAATATCGCCAAGGCGCTGACTGAGGGCGTGACCGATCTGAGCAGCGCCGGGGTAAAGCAAACCGAGGCCGCGCTAGATAGCAACACCGACGTTTCAAAGGCCGCGTTGAGCACTAACGAAAGCGTCACGAGAGAGGCGATTGATTTGGCCAATCGTGTTGCCCAGGGCGCGGAGAAGGGCACCGATCAGGCGCTCGACTTCGTCGCCAATTATTCAGAGCGCGCCCAGGTCGGCAACGCTGCCGAAGCTACCAAAACCGTCATGTGGGTGGCTGCCGTAGCTGGCGTAACGCTGGTCGGCATCGCCTGGGCGAGCAAGGGAGGATTCAAGGCATGACTACCGGAATTTTGCGGCCCTATACGCGGATCATCGGCGCAGGTGAAACCGACGACGTTGAAACCACCGGAGATTATGTCCGCGTGCAGGACGCCGAGGGCGGAACGGTCACCGTCGAAACGCCAAGCGGCGACCGCGTGACCCTGCTAGAAAGCGAGGGCGTGCGCTTCACCAGTAGTTTTAGCGTCCTGAAAGTCACGAATGAGGCGGGTGTCAAGCGGCGCGTTGTGTTGTTGGTCGGTGTTGGCGATTTTAGCTCGCAGCGCTTTAGCGGTCTTGTCACGCCAAAGCCAGCCGGAACTATCCAGGCAGTAGGCACATTCGCCGGTGGTGAGACCATCCCGGCGAATGCGGATCGCCGGCAGCTCGTGATGCGCTTCGATATCAATAACGCGCAAAACCTGAGCATTGCCGGCCTGCCGTTTGGCGGCGGCGATGCATTCGAGTTGGACATTACGGGCGCGGTCGATGTGACCGGCGATGCCGGCGACCTGGTGCACGTCGCGGAGGTGATCTGATGGCGCGAATCAGTGCGGCCGCCGCCGGCACGCCGGTGGGCGCTATCCAGGAGTTCCCCGGTAACGCCGCGCCGCGCGGCTGGGTCGAAGCACGCGGCGACGTGGAGCTATCGCGCTCAGTCTATGCCCGGCTGTGGGCGTTCGCTCAGGCATCCGGCAACTTGGCCGCCGACGAGGCGAGCAAAGAAGACGGCCAGTTTGGGCCGGGTGACGGCTCCACCACGTTTACCACGCCAGACTATCGCGGGCTCGTGCGTCGCGGCTGGGATAACGGGCGCGGCGTCGACGTGGGGCGCGGGATCGGCACCTATCAGGCCGACGATAACAAGAGTCACGGGCACAACGCGCAAACCAACGGTTATCACGGGCACTCGGGGAGCACAAACACTACCGGGAATCACCGGCACGCAATCGGTGCCGAGGATGGCTACAACAGCACGAACGGTAGCCCGTATGCAGGTAGTGGCGGCTCTCAATACAGCGGGTATGCAGGTAATCACTCGCATAGTCTGAGCATCAACGGCAACGGCAATCACTCGCACACCATCGACCCAAGCGGCGGTAGCGAAGTGAAGATGAAAAACGCCGCTGTGCTGGTCTGCATCAAACACTAGAGGGTAAATCATGCGCTATATAGACGTGAAAGCGGGCACCGCCGAGCCGGTAGAGGGGCAGTCATACCCGGTCGACGTGTCGGCGCTGGCGGAGGCTGGCGTTGCAATTGTCGCGTATCCCGACAAGGGTCCGGCTTGGGTCGAGCGCGAGCCTTTCAAGGGCCGCGAGGGTAGCGCCGCGATGATCGCCCTGGGTGATGCTGCCATGGGCGAGGCCATGGCCCAGCACACCGCGCCGCCGCCTGAGCCGACGCTTGCCGAGGTCAAGGCCGCACAAATCGCCGAAATCGAGACCGCCCGCAAAGCGGCAGAGGCCGAGGGCGTTACCGTCAACGGCATTCGTTATGCCGGTGACCCGAGCAACCGCCAGGCACTGCGCGAGGCAATCGAGTACGCCGACGCCGATAGCCTGACCGCGTTCCCGTCGTGGAAATCAAGCGACGAGAAGTTCTACGCCGATCACCCGGTTCAGGAAGTGCGCGACGCATACGCTGCCATCGGCGCCCGGCGCTCGCAACTGATCGCCCGCGAGGGCCAGCGCGTCGCCGCGATCCAGGCCGCCGACGACGTGGCCACCGTGGAGGCCGTCACATGGTAAAGACACTCGCCGCCCTGGGGCTGCTGGCCGGCGCCGGATGGTACCTGCTGCGCCCCGGCAACATGCGGGCATTCGGTGAATCGGGCATTCCCTACGCGCCCAGCGAGCGAGCCTTCGGTGATGCCGGGGTGCCGTTCCTGGATAGCATCTTCAAACAGCAAGAGCGCGACGCCGAGACCAAAGACCCGCTAGACAGCATCGTTGACACCAGTTGGCTAGAAGATCTGTTCCCGACGGACCAGGGCAGCGGCATTTCAGACATCATAGACGGCAGCGGGAGCATTTTTGACATGGTGACACCACGCGGCATTCGCAATAACAACCCCGGAAATATCGAGTACACCGGCACGCAATGGCGGGGGCTCGACAATCCGCCGTCAGATGGGCGATTCATGCGCTTCACCGATGCTAAATACGGTATCCGTGCCATGGCCCGTACCCTGGACACCTACACCAACCGCCACGGCCTCAACACCGTAAACGGCATCATTGGTCGCTGGGCGCCGTCGTTCGAGAACAACGTCAGCGCCTACGCCGAGCATGTCGCCGGTGAGCTAGGCGTGAGCCCATCGCAGCCTATCGACGTCATGGGGCGTCGTGCCGAGCTGATCGCTGCGATGATCGAGCACGAGAACGGCCAACAGCCCTATAGCTGGTCGAAGATCCGCCAGGGGGTCGAGCTGGCATGAAGATCAAAGCAAACCTGAACACCTTGCTGTTCCTGGGCACCGCCGGATTCATCTATTGGAAGTGGCGCCAGGCCGGGCTAGGCCAGGGCGTCAGCGATGAAATGATGGGTTACGTCGGCGAGCAGGTGCGCCCGCCAATCTGGAATGACTGGTTCGGAAGCCACGGCGATAGCTGGGACGTGAACCCGTTTAGCGACGAGCAGGCGGCCAGGGCGGAGGCCGAGGCAGATCGCATCAACGAGCAATTGGGCTGGAATAGCGGCAGCCTGGGGAGCCTGTGACATGAAGATGACACCGAATCGCAAGAAAGCGGGCGGCCTGGCACTGGTCGCCGTGGTCGGCTGGGTGACAGGCGTCTGGATCGACCCGAGCGCCGCTGGCGAAATCGTCGGCGGGCTGATGGGGCTGTTCTGATGGTCGATACCTCGCTGATCGAGGCCATCAACGCGGGCGGAAACCTGGGCATTATGGCGATGGGGCTCTATCTCATGCGGCTATCGAACCGGGTCAACCGGCTGGAGGTGGTCGAACAACTGCGCAAAGAGAGGACGGCACAGCATGGCAACTAAAGCACAGGCGTTGAACTCGTGCGGGCGGCTGCGCCCTGGCTACAAGTTCAAGAAGGGTGGCGGCGTATACGCCGTGAAGAAGGGCAAGGCCAAGCGCCGCACTAGGGGCAAGCGAGGTGCAACCGGCTCGCTGTTCTGATCGTTCGAGTTTTTCGAACGAAGAAGCTAGAACCGTTCGATATCAATCATCATTGCTTAAAGCCCCGTATGACGGGGCTTTCATGCGTTTGGCGTAGTAAAAATGGCTGGCCGCTATAGTCATTCGGGTTTTAATGTTTTAGCGTTTGCCGTGTCCGTTCGCTGGATAGCCACTTGAGGGGCTGCCCCGGGGGTTGCTCCCCGGGGTCTTCCTGCCAGCGACAAGCGAACCGGAGACACCCACCATGGATGACGCGATTGATGCCATTTCTACCGCTCACGCTCCTGCCAATCACGCTTTCGATCGCCTTCGTGGCGAGTTGCACGCCGCTGCCGGCCACGATCGCATAGCGGCCGGCCGTACTCGAGACACCATCGAGCAGCTACGCACCCGCGCCGACTACTTCCGGCTTGCCCTGGAGCTATACGCCGGCCAGCCGCTGGGCGACTGGTACGCCACGCTGTCCGCTCGTCATGAGGCCCTGGCCGTCGAGATCGAGGCCGAGGCCGAGCGAGTCGGGATCATCGGGGGTGAGGCATGAGGAACCGGATTATTGCCGTTGCAAATAGCCTGCTAGACGACGCAAGGCACCTGGAAGCGATTGCAGGGATTAATCAGGAAGTGTGGGGAGAGAGGCTGGAAGTGGATCAAGAGCGAGACGACTTGATGCGCAATGCGGCGAGGCTTCGTCGTTTGTCTGCACGAATGATTCAGGAGCAAGGCGAGGCCGGTGAGCCGTTGGTGGCGTTAGAAACGACCATTGTAGGTGGTGATGAGGAATTGCCGTTTTGACAAGCCACGCCGCCGCCATCGACCGCCAGACCGCCGCCGATGCGCTGTTGCGCTGTGGCGATTGGTTCCTGACCCGCGATGATGACGAGATCGTGTCGCACGCCGAGCAGCAGGCCCGCAAGGTCGGCGAGGACACCGCCGACCTGCCGTTATCCGATGCCTATGCCGTGGCCCTGGATCGCGTCGAGCGTCACGCCCTGGCCGGGCCTGAGCAGTGCAGCCAGCGCGGCGCCCTGCGCCGTATGGCGTGTGGCCTGTGGTGGCGTCGTCAGTTGCGCCGGCTGGTCGCGCGTCGTCTCGAGCAGCGCGAACGCATCCTAGGCCGTGTGCATGACCGGGCCGGCATCTATGTGTCCCGCGATGGCTTCCGTCGCCGACAGGAACAGAAGGGGCGCAACGCAAAGCTTTTGGCCGAAATGATCGCAACAAACCAGCACGAACAGGAATACACCCTGGCCGAACTGGCCGAGTTGGGGCTGGCGAATCCCGATCACCGCCGCGCCGAAATGATGCTCCGCATTCGCGATACGGAAGAAGAAGCCAAGCGCCTGGGGCATGTGGCCGTGTTCTACACGATTACATGCCCGAGCCGCTTTCACGTCGTGCATAAAGGCACGGCCCGAGTGAATCGCAAGTATGAGGGCGCAGACCCGCGACAGGCACAGGCTTACTTGAACGACCTGTGGCGCCGGGCGTCGGCCAAGCTGGGCCGTGATGGCCACGGCTTCTACGGCCTGCGCACCGTCGAGCCGCATCACGACGGCTGTCCCCATTGGCACCTTTTGCTGTT